CATATACTTATATACTATACTGTACATATACATCTATAATATGTACATACTATACACCTGCCACCTATTAGATTTAGTTGCTAGGGATATAATATTATTTTTACCTATCACAGTCTCACTCCCTCTCTCTAGTAACAATATTATTTCTAAGAGGAGGAATAATAATTCTCATTATGTTTCTCATTAGAGTCTCATTAGGGATGTTTTAATAGGAAGTAAACTTTTTCTTAGAGTAGGGGAATAATATTTAGAGGATGAATTATTCTCATGGGGAGTACTCTTATTCATAGAGGTAGAAGAGGAATATTTAGTAGTAAGAATTATTTTCACAGTAGATTATTATTACTCTCTCTATTTATTATTATGTACTTAGATCCGCACACCTCGTCTACGACTAAGTATACTTCTATTCATGGACCCTGTGCAGACAGACCTTGAGCTCCGAGAAACTCTCAAGAGATTAAGACAGATAGAAGACGCCTTAGACTTCCGCAAGAAGACTCGTGCTATGGAGTTCTACACTCCTAACCCAGCACAGCTTAGGGCCCACAAGTCAGTAGCAGACATAATTCTCTTCTGTGGGGGCAACCGTTCCGGAAAGTCCACCTTCGGAGCAATAGAACTAGTCTGGCATCTCACCAGGAAATATCCCTCATGGTACCCACTAAAGAGACGCTACACCCGTCCTATCAAAGCAGTCGTAGTAGCCACCTCTAACCAAATTATAGAGCGAGTCATAGAGCCCAAGGTAATGTTCTACCTCCCGAAAGATTATGTGAAGGATATGCGCCGAGTAACAGGAGGATTCTTAAACAGAATTATCTGCAAGGATGGAAGCACGGTAGACTTCTTAACCTCCGAACAAGACGACATGATGTTCGAGTCCCAAGACTGGGACTTTTACTGGGGAGATGAGCCGCAGAAGAAGCGTAAGTTCGAAGCCATCCAGCGTGGACTCATTGACCGCAACGGAAGAATCATCCTCACCTTCACTCCTCTTGTAGAGCCCTGGATGAAAGAGGAACTCGTAGACAAAGCAGACGGAGAACACATCGAGGCTTTCATCATAGACATGATGGACAACAGGTTCGACATAGAAGGTAATCCAATTCTGACTGAAGAAACCATCAACAGGATTACTCAAGGCTGGGCAGAGGACGTTAAAGAGACCCGCCTTCACGGTAAGTTCTTCCACTTGCGTGGAACAGTCTATCCAGAGTTCTCCGAGGTTCACCAACTAGAATTCGGCTACCAATACCCCGACCCTGTCATAGCAATCCTAGACCCTCATGACAGACAGCCCCACCACGTAATCTGGGCCGTAGTAGACCGCACGGATGACCTCTACATCCACTCTGAACTCTCAGTCCACTGCACCGTGCAAGAGTTAGCCAAGACCATCAAGTTCATAGAGAAGCAGAACGGATACAAGATGAGACGCAGACTCATAGACCCCAACTTCGGTAGGAAGCCTCTCATTACCACAGGACGCAACATGATAGAGGAGCTTGCCCGCTCAGGATGTCCTGGCTGGTACGAAGCAGATGACCCGAAAGAGGAGGGTCGCCTAAAGGTAAAAGAATATCTGCACTACCAGAGAGACAAAGAAATCTCCCACACCAACCGTCCTAAACTATTCTTTCACAAGAAAAGAGTCCCCATGACCATCCGTTCTATCCGCAATCATCAGTACGAAGAATGGATAGGAAAGATAGCCTCAGAGCGTGATGACAAAGAAAAAACAAAAGACAAAGACACCCACGGCGCAGACTGTGTTCGCTACCTCTGCATGAGTAATCCTACCTACAGCCGCTACGAAGAAGGAGCCTATGAACCCACTCAAGCTTATTACTAACCTCTTCCGTAAGAAAGAGCAAGAGGCCGAAGAACCAGAACCCCAGAACGAAGTAGTCACAGAGGCCGAGCAATACGCAGGCCCAGTAACAGGAAAAGGCTATGTCTCCAAGATAAGCAAAGATGGAAAGGAAGTCTACTCCCACAAATACACCGAGGAACAGAAACTCTTCATCGTCACCATGATAGGCCAATGCCGCACTCCTGAAGAAGTAAAGGAAGCCTTCAAGGAAAAGTACGCCATAGAACTCCACAAACCAGGCGTCCTCATGCGTGTCTACAAGAACGCCGACAAGTGGAAACCCATCATAGAACGCATACGCTCCAAGTACCTCGAAGATATCGAGCACGTCGCAGGGTATCACAAACGTGTTAGACTTGAGAGAGCCGAGAGAGTCTATGACCGCTCAGTGAAGAAGGGAGATTTGAAATCTCAGCTCTCAGCTTTAGAGCACCAGCGTAAAGAAGTCGAGCAGGGGAACTTCACCACTCTCAGCTTGACTCTTAACCAATACAACATGATGTCTTCTGACGAACTCTTGGCCGAGAAAGAACGCCTGATGTCACGTCTAGGTAACTACGACATGAAGAAAATAATGACCATAAAAAAGGAGAACGACAATGGGGATGGCAGAATACAAAGCGAAGTTGGGGCTGAAGGAATCATCGAGGCCGAAGGACAGTAACTATCCTGGTACTAAATCAGGCACTCGTGAATCACATTTCCAAACCACTTGGGAAGGCACAACCAAAGGCAAAACCAAACACATCAAACAGGACAATGACTAATCATGCTTCCTAAAGTAGACTCCGAAGAATGGATATCCATGAGCCTGGCCCAGAAGCTAGACCTCATCAATGAAACTCTCCAATCTCTAGCCCCCAAGGAAGAACCTAAGAAAAAGAAAGAAAAATAGATGCCAGCCCAAGAAGTCAAGCAAGAGCTTCAGTCCCAAACAAAGACTCAAGGTGAGGAACGGCCTCAACCTTTCTCCCCTATCCAAATCCCAGTAGACAACACGCTCTCAAAGACCCTGGTAGAAGTAGTCTTGGACGACTTCGATTCTGCCCGCAACTCCAGAGAGTCCTACGACTATGGCACTAATGATAAAGGAGAGAAGCTTGGCTTCGACAAATGGATAGAGGACTTAAAGCACCTCTACTCTGGCTGGAGAGAAGCCAAGGAAATCCCTTGGCGTTTCTGTTCCAACCGCTCCGTGAAGATAGCCGCCTCTATCCTCGAGATGGTCGTAGCTCGCATGTTCTCCGCAGTATGGAATGAGGACTTAACTCGCTGGCGTCCAGGAGAAATCACCGACACCCCCAAGGTCGAGCGCATCTCAAAGTTCATGGACTGGTGGATTAAGGTGCAGTCCCCCATGCGTGACTTCTTTGATGACTGGGTTAAAGTTACCTCTGGCTTCGGAGACTCCTGGACAGAACTTTCCTGGGTTGTAGAAGAGCGAGACGCAGGCCCAGAGCCCACTCCAAAGATGGACCCCATGACAGGCCAGCAAGCCATAGACCCTATGACAGGACAACCTGCTATGACTCTTGGCCGCAAGATAGACCGAGACGAACGCACCCATGCAATCATCCTCCCCAAAGAAGCTGTCTACACCATGAAGGATTCTAAGGACGCTGAGAACGACCCCATCTGCATCGAGGAAGAATTCCCCTACCGCAAACTTGAAGAAATGGAGCGGGCAGGCCAACTTGTCAATGTCACCACAGAACTCTCTAAACTAATCCACGTCAACGTCCCAAACACAGGTATCCCAGACGAAGAACTCGAACGCATCAAGGCCGTAAAACGCCGCAACGTTCCAGTCAAAATAGTCCGCTGGTACGGACACTTTGACGTAGATGGAACAGGCTTCCCTCAATCCGTCCGCATCTGGATAGCCAAGGACTTTCGCCTCTACCTCGGTGGAGTCCGCATGTCCGACATCACAAAGTCAGGTCGCCGTCCTCTAGTATTCGAACGCTACAACACCTACATCGACCGTATAGACCATCTCTTCGGCCAGGGAATCCTAGACCAAGTTCGTGAGCTTGCCAAGGAAGTAGACGCCATCTTTAACCAAATAACAGATGGCAACACACTCTCTATCCTTCGCCCAGGATTCTATGACCCATCAGGTGACGTAGACGCCGGAGCCATCAAGCTTGCCCCGAACAAAATGATCCCCGTCACAGACCCGAATCACAACGTCATGTTCCCCAACATCGAAATAAACACGGACAGACTTATCAACGCCATCCGCCTTGTCATGGAATACATTGAGCGTCTTACCGCCGCCTCTTCCTACGTCATGGGTCGTGAGTCTGAAATAGTCGGAGGCTCAGGTACCGCAACCCGCACCAATGCCATCATGCAGTCTGCCGAAATAAGATTCGCTCGCCCTGCCGAGAGACTTCGTGCTGGAGCCGCCAAGATACTGACCCGACTCTTCGACATCATTCAACTCAACATCCCTCCAGGCCTAGAAGGACGAGTCTTAGGAGAAGACGGACAACCCATCTTCAAGGCCGGAGAAATCTCAGAAGAAGGTCTAGCCGGACGCTATGATGCCTACCTCCTTGACGACCCAACCATGGGCTCCAAGGAAACAGAGCGTCAAGTAACCTCCATGATGTACAGCCTCCTCATGCAAAACATGATAGTCGGCACAGACCCTGTGAAGATATATGGCGTCACCGCCAAGCTCCTTAAATCCGTAGGCTGGGACCCAGAAGAAATCCTAGGCCCCGAACCATCCATGGATGACATAGACGAGCCAGACGATGAGAATACCCTAATGATTCAAGGGGACTTTAAACGAGTCAAAGCCAACATCTATGAGAATCACTTGTTTCATATCCAGAAACACATGGAGATGATGCAGTCCCCAACTCTCCAGATGTTAGGCCAGACCAATCCAATCCTCGTCCAACAAATCATGCAGTACAACCAGAATCACATCATGGAACACCAGATGATGATGCAACAGATGATGCAGTTAATGTCCAAACAGCAAGGAGCTAAAAGTGGAGAAGCAGGAAAATCAGACAAGGGAGGAGAACAAGCTAATCCTTTCACTGACCCAAACGGCGGGGTGGAGAATACTGGCGGACCGATGGGACAAGCAATGCAGGATAAAAGAGACGGAACTGCACAATCTTCTGCGTCGGCATGATGTGACATTCGACAGGATACGCTACGCACAAGGTATCTTGGATGGTATAGACTTACTTTTAAGACAAGTAGAAAGCACCACTAACCCTGAATAAGGAGAAGCAAGCATGGCAGACGAACAGAAACCGACTGAAGTAGTAGTCGAGGATTCTAGGGTAGCTGATAATTCACAGGAGCTTGTAGAAGTCCCTGAGAAGAATCCGGCTCCAGAATCTAAGCAGGAAATAAAGTATGCAACAGTAAACGACCTAGAAGCTATCCGTAAGCAACTTAACGGAATCTCCTATCTAGGCCGCCAGCTCCCTGAAATCTCACGCAAGATAGACTCCCTAGCTCAAGGCCGCCAAGCAATCCCCGCAAAGCCAGAAGGCGAGAAAGACGAATGGGACAAGAAAGTAGAAACCAACTGGAAAGGCACAGTCCAGGAACTAGCCGAGATACGCTTCAACGAGCTCATGGAAAAGAGACAACGTGAGGATTACTTCCGTCAGACTGAAATCCAGAGGGAGACATCTCTTAACCAGGCCAAGCAATCCGTAATCAACCGCTACCCTGAACTTGCCGACCCTGACTCAGACACATCAATCCGCTACACCCAAGTCATGCAGGAGCACCCTGAGTGGCTCCGAAATGAACAAGGCCCACTTCTGACCATGTACGCCATGGAAGAGAAGATGAAGCAGGAAGGTGTGTTGGACAAAACAACCAGACAGGTCGTAGACAAAGAAGCCCAGAGACGGCTTCGTGTCAACTCCACCTCAATCCCGAAGGGCAACTTCAACCCTAACGGCGGCAAGATAGTCTTAACCCGTGAGGACATGGAGTTCTGCGAGCACAACGGAATAGACCCAAAAGAATACCACCGAAATAAACAGCTCAACTCTCAGAGCCGTGAAGGAGTATCCGTCCAATGAACCGTCGCCAACAGGAAGAGCACGACAAGCTACTCCAGGAAGCAAACAAGATAATCCAATCACGCAAACCTGAAACCGAGCCCAAGAGCTCTGAGGAACCCATGAGCAAAGAAGAGAAGAAGGAAGTAGTCCAAGAAGTCCAGAAGGAAGTAGGCTCCCCAGTAGTCCTCATCTCCGAGATGGACGCCTACATTATGGAGCGTCAGAAGTCTCAGCCCAAAACTCTCGAAGCCATCGAAACAAAGATAGAGCGGGATTGGGACAAACCCAAGCACGCCCTAGAGCTCCCCGAAGATTTCAAAGAGCACGAGAAGAAATTCGCCTTCCGCTGGCTCAACAAGAAGAAGCGTTCCATTGACCACGCCATCGATGTCATCGGCTGGAACTTCGTCAACAGAACTCTCTTTCCATCTCTACCCAAACATCTTTTCACCGCAAACGGAAGCATCGAGCGAGGCGACGCAATCCTCTCCTTTATGCCTCTTAAGCGAGCCGAGGAACTCCGCCTTAAACCAGCGAAGCTTTCTCGTGAACGTGTACGAAATACCCCCGTGCAACGCTTAGACCGCTGGGAGCAGCGGGGAGAAAATCAGTACAAACCAGACCTAGGTTCCTCTGAGGGCGAAAGTGACGCCGAGTACGCCAAATCGAACCGTGGCATCGTCAGGGTCCCAGATACTGACATCGTAGAAGTAGAAAAATAACTAGGAGAAGTTAAATGGCAAATACGCAACATTCTCTTCTTGGAATGAAGCCGTTTGCTCGCCCAGGTACCCGAATCAATATCGGTTACTACACCGCAAATACTGGAGCAGATCTGTTCTTGTACCAACCTGTGGCCATGAATAATTCTGGCCAAGTTCAGGTTGCTACCGCAGCAGACCTCTCAGGTATTCTTGGTGTAATAGTCGGATTCGTTGATTCAAACCAGGCCAGTCTACCTTCCGACATGACCGACTTAAACCAGGCTTCTTACCTTCAAAATGGTAACAACGCTCTCGTTGCAGTCGCTCACGACCCTAACCAGTTATTCACACTGGAAGAGGACACGGGTGGTACGATTCTTGGTTCTGCAAACTCGGCGGGTTGGACGGGATTATGGACTTATGACCAAACGACAGGTTCGACAGTCACGGGTATTTCTCGCACCGTTCTTGACCGTTCCACATTCGGAGCGGACACTGGCGGGTGCCTTACTCTCGTAGCCCCCTACAGAGAGTTCGTCAACCGTGATGGTACGATTAACGATGTCACAACCAATTTCGCAAAGTGGATTGTGAAAATCAATAATCACCAGCTCGGACTTGCAAACCTGTATAACCCTGGCGTACGGCCCTCATAACGGAGACTAACCATGAATAGAGCAACGTTTAATAAGTCCGTTGTCCCTGGCTTGTTCTCCTTTATGGTTGAGGCTTACAAGCCGAAATCAGGAGAGCAGCTTTGGAAGCGGCTCGCAAAAACAAAAAACAGTAAGCGTGCCTACGAGGAGTCCGCATACTGGGCAGGTCTTGGCCTCATTCCTATTAAACCTGAAGGCCAACCCATTGACTACGATGACCCTGTTCAAGGTCCAACGAAACGTTGGAGCCATCGTACCTATGGTCTCGGCGTTCGTATCACGGAAGAGATGATTGAAGATTCTCTCTACCCTGATATCCCGACCGAGTTTGGGCAGATGACGGGCGAGCTAGGTTCTTCTTGCAATGAAACGCTTGAAGTCCTTGCGCACGACATCATCAATTCAGGTACAGGCACGTCTACTCACACTGATGGTCTTGGTGGAGCTATCTTCGCAACGGGTAAAACCCTCTTGCGTGGTGGCACTTGGGACAACTTGCTTTCGCCCGCTTCGGACTTGTCCGCAACGGCATTGCAGGCTTCCCTAGACACCTTCGAGAATCAGCGTGACGACACTGGCAAGATTCAGATCATCAGAGCCAAAGAAATCTGGGTGAACCAGGCTAACGCTTGGAAAGCCAAAGAACTCTTGAACTCTGCCTATGACCCTGAATCCGCCAACAACAGCATCAACGCTTTGAAGGAGCGCAACCTGCAACTCGTGGTTTCTCCCTTCTTGACCGATACGGATGCTTTCACTCTCATGGCAGACCCCCCGCATAACAACGGTGGTGTCATTGCCTACATGAGACGGAAAGTAACCTTTGCTCAGGATGGAGACTTCGAAACAGGCGACGCTAAGTTCAAAGTGACGTTTCGTTTCAGTATCGAGGTCAACAAGCCCAACAATATGTTTCATAGTGCGGGCGCATAACAACTAGGCAATAGCCTGGCCACACCCCCAGGGAGGACTTAAAATCCTCTCTGGGGCATGGCAATAAAAAGGAGAATCACATGGGTCCTACAAGATTTCCTTACGGAACAGCAAGAGGTTTCGTAAACCAATTCAATTATCGTGGCACGACTGCCGGAGACATCTCTGGTTCAGCCACACCCAACGTAACACTTGGCGACCTTTTCTATACCAACAACGCAACTGGCACAGTCATCACGAACTTCATTCTCGATGATACCGCTAACCGTATCGCAGAGTATCAGGGCAAGGTCATCACCGTAGTATTCCTTGATGCCAACACCCAGATAGACAACGCAGGCGCACTTCAGCTTGTTGGAACCAATAACCTCTTAGGACAAAATAACTCCATCACTCTCCGTTACGACAGAGGAAACTGGTTTGAAACAAGCCGTGCTACGCCTAACCGAACAGAAGCAGCGGCTGTTAATGTTGGCGGAACCGCTACATCAATTAACGCAGATGGCAGGGAGTTTATTGCTCTTGTAGGTACAGGCGGAGCGGCCAATACCATTGCTTCTATCTCAGGTGGTCAAGTCGCCCAGCGTATCACTCTCAGAGTCGCCTCTGGTGGTGCAAATGTTCTTATCTCTTCTGCTGGCAACATCTGGATTGGTGGCACCAACGCAGTCACGCTTCTTTCAAGCGGAGTATACGACCTGATGAAAGTAAACTCTGCCCAGTGGTCGCTGTTTAGAGAAAACCTGTTCGTATAAACCAATGACATGGCTGACGACAGGAAGAAGCGATACAGGTTCTTAAAGTACACATCAGACCGCTCCGGCTTCGACAACTGGGCTTATGACGGTAAGACATTCCACAAGAAGTGGGAATACGTCAAGCAGAACGGCCTGACACTTCAGCCTGAAGAATATGATGTCCCTCCCCCATCTACCCGTCCTCTGGGTGGGGCAGACATCTCAGGCAACGTAAGAACCAATTGGGACACCACCTCAGTCCCGCCTGTCTCCGCCATAAACATCCAATACATCACAGCAGCCGGAGGTATAGCCTCCGTATTCGGAGTAGACGTAGTTTATGTCACAGGTTCAAACCAAGCCGTTGACATTACCAAAAACCCGCAAGTCTCCGCTGGCAAGCCCCAGCAAATTATGGGCATCCAATGCGTAGGCTCAAACATAACACTACAGGACGGAAGCGGCCTTACTCTTATAGCAGGCCAACAATTTGTCATGGATTCAGGAGCAGTAATTACAATGTTTTATAACGCAACAGATTCCACATGGCACGAAACATCTCGTGGGCGTGTGTGGTAAAGGAGAATAAATGGCAAATAGGATAGTTGGCAACGTTCTTATCATAGATTCTGGTATGGGTAACTCACAAGTCCTTATTGGAAACAATATCAATGATTACGTCATAAGTGGTATTGCGGTATGGGGTGTGGACACCACAGCAGCTATCGTATTAACCGAGGCCAACACGGCAACTGACCTAATCTACAAATACAATGGGAATTCATCTGTCGCCGGAGTCAACCCCCTTGTTCTTGCTTATGCAATAAAAGTCGGCGAGCTTAGAGTCCCTGTTCTTACCGCAGCTACAGGATTCGTTTATCTAGCATGACAATATATGAGCACACAACCTCATTATTGACCCAAGCAGGCTCCACCAGCACGATAACTCTTAATGTGCGAGGCGGTCTTTGCCGTCAAATTTTAGTCCGAGCAAACACAGATACTACAGTTTTCCGAGTAGATTTGCAGGACGACCGACCCGTAACTCGACTCAACTTCGGCTTCCATACCGGCGAGCTAAACGAGGTCGGTCTTGCTTTTCCAATGGCAGGACGATACACCCTCAACATAACCAATGCTTCTCCTAACGATACCTTCCGTATCTTAATGGCGGTGCAGGAATGATAAGAGGACTTTTAAAAAGATGGAAAGAAGAATGGTGGGAGAAACAATCTGATGCTCTTGCACAAGAGTATGCCCAAAGAGAAAGAGAACTCAAGGAAGAATTTAAAGAACACCTTGAAGCTGATTCTGCCTCATTCAACCTAAAACTTGAAGAAATGAGAAAAGAGAGCCTTGAGCTTGAAACCCGCATCCTTCGTCTCCAAGTAAAGAAAGTGGAGCTTGGAGAAATGGAACGCCGGACAGATGATAAGAAACTGGAACTATCCAATCTGAACGAAGAACTCCTAACTCAGATACGCCTCCTAGAAGCCAAAGCTTCTCCTTCAAACGTATGGCAAGACGCCTATGGTAAGGGCTTCCAAGCAGGAATGGAATGGCGTGAGAAAGTCGGCCCAAGTCTTGACGAGAAGCAAATAAGAATCATTAAAGAAACTGCTATAAATAGTACTCTGGAGCGAATGAATGGGCATCATAAGAAGAATAACTGACCTTCAACTAGGTTCGGTAGGAACAACTAAAGTTTATTCTATTACAAGCTCTGAAATACTTTTTCAGATATCTTCTGGAAACCGAGCCTTTGAAGCCGGAAATCTAGGTAACTTCAACATCACCTATGGGCAATCAAGCTTATCAATAAACTCAGGACTTTTTATCTCCTCTGCCGGAGGAGCAAAGTTCTGGGATACCATCACAGATGACTTTCAGATGGCTTTCCGAGTAGGTTCTGGCGGGGTGTCAAGCCAGCTCATTATCCAAGAGTATAGAGGTAACTAATGTCCATAGAAACCAGACTACGAGAAACAGGGCCTCGTGGTGGAGGAGGGGGAGGAAGCTCCGATTCTGGTGGTCTCATGGGCACAGGGGGCTTTCTTGTCTCATGGAGCTCCGACCCTCTTCTTACAAATGAGAAAATCCTCTCAGCTGGTTCATCAGTAACTCTCCATACTGACGCTACCGCCATATACATCAACGCTACTACTTCTCTTTTTGCTGGCTCAGGTGGTCTTGCTTCCACAGGTGGATTCTACGCCGTATGGAGTTCTGATCCACTTCTCTCAAACGAGAAAATAATCACGGCAGGGGCAAACATTACCCTGACTACAGACGCCACCACTATCACCATAGCCGCCACAACTGGTGTGGCCGCCGCTTCAGGTGGTCTTGCTGGAACTGGCTGGTACTACATCGTAGGCAGTAATGCTTCAGGACTACCCTTCTCTAAAGTAATCACCGCTGGCTCCAGCATAACCACACATACTGATGCCACTGCTTTCTATATTAACGCTACCACAGGAGCCTCCGCTTCCTCCGCAGGACTCGCAGGCACAGGAGTTTATTATCTAGGAACCTCTGCCAATAGCACATGGCCAAATTGGTTAGTTATTCAGCCAGGCTCAAGTGTAACGCACCACATCACAGGAACTAATTACTACATCAATGCCATTACAGGTGCTGGGGCATCTTCAGCAGGCTTGGCAGGCACAGGGAGTTTCTATGCAGTGTGGTCTTCTGATCCTCTACTCTCCAACGAAAAGGTTATTACAGCAGGCTCTAGCGTAACTCTCCACACAGACGCCACTGCTATCTATATAAACGCCACCACTTCTGCGGGGGCTTCATCGGCAGGACTTATGGGTACTGGTAATTTTCTAGTTACCTGGTCTTCCGACCCTCTTTTGACAAATGAAAAGATTCTAACTGCTGGCTCAAGTATTGAAATAAGAACTGATGGGACTACCATAACTATCAATGCTCTGACGAGTGGTGGGGCTTCAAACACAAACATAGGCACAGGAGGTTTTCTAAATCTTCCTGTCCAATCAGCAAAACTCTATGCCTCAACTTCTGCTGCCAGAATTGACGCAGGCACAGCTTTCTGGAGACTCCTATTTTCTCCAACTACTCAGCAGTATGGCATCTGGCAATTCGTTCTCCCATTCGACTATTCAGGGTCTCCTGCCTGCCAAGTCATATTCTCTTCGAATTCATCTCTTGCTGTGGCCAAGAGTATTAGCTGGATTGTAGACCAATGGGGACTCGGAAACAGTCAAAATTCTATTTATATGGACACTTTTGGAGGAGCTAATACTACCACAGTTGCTCTCTCCGCAGGCTACTCTGCAGGCTTAGTTCAGATTCTGACTGTCCCTCTTGCTTCCACAAACTCCTTCGCCGCAGGGAACATCATACGTCTCAGAGTCTCCTCATCTGCTGGAAACGTAACAGGCAATCAGGAGCTAGTTGGACTCGGCCTCTACTACCGTGCAGGGACTCAGACTATAGCCACAGGTTCCGCTGGCCTAGCCGGAACAGGTGAAAATTATGTAGTTTGGTCAGCAGACGCAGAACTTATTAACGAGAAAGTTCTTACGGCTGGTGAAGGAATAAGTCTTGATACAGGAGCCACTACTATTAGCGTAGTTAGCAGAGCCAAAGACGAAAACTGGTGGAAGATGTATTCAAGCAATACTTCCATCGCTCTAGGTCAATCCCTCTACGCTGGAGGCGGGGCAAATAACGCTACTGCTCTAGGAACTCAGGCTATGAGTATCAACACCATGACAGCAGTCCACTTTGTAGTTACACGCTCCATGCGGGTAGACACCATGGCTATTCTCTGCACAGCAACTGGAGCAGGATGTAGAATAAGATTAGCCGTCTATACCAACAGCGCAGATAATGTTCTCCAACCATTCCAAATTGTTGGTTCTTCAGGACAGCTACTAGTTACCCCAAATGTGCTTACTCAGTTTCAATTAAATGAAACATTAAGCTCCAACTCCCTCTATTGGTTTGTCTTAGATGTCGGTACTGCTGCGGCAACAGTAAGAAGCGTTGCTTTAGCTGGTGCTTTTCCAATCTTAGGTCTTAATAGCGGTATTGGAACTGTTTGGAAAGTAGCTATAAATAGCGGGAAATTATTTTCAAATCCGTTACCTGCCACATGGGGCGCAGGCTATGGCTATGTAACTCTGGCTAGTATTCCGGCAATCGTTGTCAGACCAAGCATATAAGGAGACTCTATGTCAGTTAAAGCTCTCGTTTTAAGATATGAGGATATTCTGCCAAATGAGGTTGGGGATGACACAAGCTACTATCTCAGGCTGGCTGTAAAGTTCACCGACTTGACCAACGGCCACCAGGAGACAGTCTTAATTGATGCCTTTCTGGAAGCTTCGGACAACTTAGTAACAATTGAGAACAAGGTGCGGGACGCTATAGTCTCCAGGATAGGAGAGTTTGGGCACACCATTACCAGACCAGATATTATTATGATGCAGATAAAATAATGAGTATTTTATTCAATGGTTCTAGTGGGTTTATAAATTGTGGCTCAAACTCTACATTGGCCGATAGGCAACCATTTACTGTTTCTGCTTGGATTTATCCAATTGACTTAGGAGAAGTTGACCAGGGTAATATTATCGGAAGAGGTACTGACGTAGCTGGGTCTTGGTACTTTGGTTTTAATACAACTAATAGAATTAGATTTAGCAAGAACTGGTCTGGAACAGATTTGGACTTATCTTCTGCAAATAATGTAATTACCCTTGGAGATTGGCAACATGTAGTTGCTATTTATACAGGTGGAAGTACAGCTACAACGAGCGTGTTTCTTTATAGAAATGGTTTTCTTTTAGCACCTGGTGTTACTCAACAGAACGCTACTGGAACAATAGAATCAGATGCCGCTTTAGGGTTTATTATTGGAAATTTTACTGATGAGAGTAGAACGTTTGATGGAATAATTTCGGAAGTGGCTTTCTGGAGTGCTCAGCTTACTGATGATGAAATAAGCCTATTAGCTAATTCAAAAATTAAAGGTATTCCTTTACAGGTTAGGCCAACAAGTTTAGTAAGTTACTGGCCATTGGATGACTTTGGGGACAGAATAACTGCTTCTGGAACAGCCTCTATAAGAGACAGGTCTTCTAATTCTAACAATGGAACTCCTTCAAACAGTCCATCATCAAGATCAGAAGAGGTATTAAGTTACCCATGACCAAACCAGACTCCTTCGCTTGGGTAGACGTACTCCTAAAACGCTGGCAAATAATTGTCATCCTTGTAGGCTCCGTAGTTTGGCTCACCACCCTCCAAGCCCAACTAAACGCCTCCACCATCGAACAGGTACGCATGGGCAAGAAAATCGAGTATCTTAGTGATATGGGGGCAGAGTGGCCCTATCTCAAACAGAAGGTAGATAAGATGGACGTTAAACTGGACATCCTTTTAAACCGAAGAATAAACAAGGAGGAAATATGGATATCTCAGGAATCATCACATGGGTCACAGCCAATTGGGGCCAAATCATAGAGTTTTGGCTTAAGCTTGTCGGTATTGCTTCAATAGTCGTTCGCTTCACGCCGACACTCAAAGACGACGACGTTTTAAAGGGCGTTGTCAGGTTTGTCGGGAAGTATATTGCTCTCAACACAAATAAGGGAAGCTCAAGCCCAAACGTCTAATTCAGGACTTAAAGCGACTAGAGTTCCTGATTAACGCAGTAAAGCTTGTCGCAAATACTCGTGTCGAAGTGGGTAAACTTACTTCCCCCTTCGGCACTGAGTACACAGGATTTAAGGTCACAATTGTGGGGGATAACCCGAACGTGGAACGCTCCTATGCCGATATAGATGCAATCTTTAAGTCTAATCCAGGAGCTTACAAGGTGGAAGAAGAAAGGGAATCAGATGGAAAGTTTAAGAGCTTCAGCGTGACAACATGAGCAAAAATACCAAAGAAATCCCATTTACAGAAATAGTCGAACGAGCCATAGAACTAGCACGCCTTCGTGAAGAAGTGCGCTCTAAAGTCCGTGGAATCGTCAACGACATATACCTCCGTGACATTCCTAAGAAAGAGGATTGGACGTTCCTTCTCTCCACTACCTCTCTTACTGTTACTCCAGAATACAAAACAGGCACAGTCACGGCCAACACAGGTGATACCTCCGTAGTATTTACAGGGGCTACCATCACCTCCGACATGACAGGTAGACGCCTCAAGATTAGCAACAACGACTATATCTACCGCACCACCTTTTCCAATGGCACAGCCCTAGCCATAGCTCCGGCTCTCTCAGGAACTCAAAACGTATCAGGAGAAGCTTTCTCATTATTCCAAAACATCTACCCTCTTGTCGCAGACTTCGACCGCTTCCCTAAGAACGGCGGTCTCCACATCTTCCGTGGCGGTCAACGCCAGCGCATTGAAGAAAAAGCCTACGACTACTTCACCGAGAACGCAAACTACAGCCCTAACGACAACACCGAATTCTGCCGTATCATAGGAGCAGACACCGCAGGCAACAGGCTCATGGAGCTACTTCCGCCTCCTCAAAACACAATCTCTGTAGAGTACGACTACTTCCGCCAGCTTCGCCCCCTTCGTGAAACCACAAGTGGTCTAATCTCATCTGTAATTGCAGCGGGAACAGCCATACTAGGAGACGCAAATACAAGATTCTTGGACGCAAACACAGGTGATTATTTCCGCATAGATGCTTTTGGAAAAGGTGCTGATTCAGAGTGGTATCGTATTATAGCCATTCAAGACAACTCATCTATGTCTATCCAGTCAGCTTTTGGGAACTCAGGGGCAGCCTCAGCAAGCTATACCATCTCATCAGTACCAGAGATGCCTGTTATGCTCCACCCTGCAATTCTCTATGGAACCATAGCTCAGATAGCCGCCGATCAGAACGACTCATTCGTCCAAGGCTACATGACTGAATACGCCGTTATTCTCTCAGACGCCAAGCGTGTGTATAAGACCCGTATTTATCGCCAAGACATGGATACAATCGCAACGGAGTATCGCTACAGACTCTAATGCTACAACGCAACATACCAATATCAACGCCTAAGTTTGACAAGGGTTTATTCACATTCTCAAATTTTCTCCAGAACGAGAAGGGCCACTCCCCTAATTGCATGAACATCAAGTGGAACTTTGACGACTCTATCCAGAAGCGTCTTGGTTCTACTACCCAGAACACAGTTGCCCTCGGGGGTGTTGCCAGCACAAGTTGGACAATAGACACCGACTCAGATTTATCTACACTCCTTAAAGCCTACTGGAAACTAGACGAGACAAGCGGGACTCGATTTGATGCATTTAGTTCTCATAACTTAACTCAGTTAAATGATACTCTCTACCAAACAGGAATAAGAGGAAATGCCGCCATGTTCGTAGCGGCAAACTCCAACTCTCTATTTATCAAGAATACAGCTACCCTAACAGTCTCAGGCTCAAATCCTTTTACTATTTCAGCATGGTTTTATCTTAACTCTACCTCACTTGACCTAGAACGCACCATTGTTTCAAAGATGGACCCTGTAGTTGGAAGCGACACTCTTATTCTTTTGCATGGCTCAGGCCCACAAAACTCTACAACAATCATAGACTCTTCTATCTATGGAAATGCCATAGGTGTTACTGGCAACGCAAACATAGACTCAGGTCAGAGCGTATTCCTAAACACTTCAATATTATTCAAAGGTTCAGGATACCTCTCATTTACAGACGCTTCGAACAGATTCAATTTTGGTTCAAATAACTTCATGATAGATTTTCGCTACCGCCCAGATAACCGCTCAGGCAGACAAGTCATCATAGCTCAGTTCGATAACGATGATAATTTCTGGATGATAGAAAAACAGTCCGACCATACTATCCGAATGATATTTGTGGTAAGTGATGTTCTCATAGCAGAATACGCCACTACCACATTCACCGTATCTAATGATAATTGGTATCACATAGTTTGTGCTAGGAACGGAATCAACGGCATTATTTGTGCTGATGGAAGCGTCAAAACAACTACAGAAGTGGCCGCATTTGGTAACAGTTCCACAGGAGATTTTAACTCTGACGTCTATTTTGGAGGAGTAGGGTACGCTTTCAGCTTATCTGGCTGGATAGATGAAATGAGAGTCCTAAAGGGTAAGACCATGATTACAGGTTCCTACCCTGTTCCTACAGCCCAATACGGAGCAACAAACCAAGAATATTGGCTCTGTATCGGCACAGATAATATAGTTGCTCTGAAAGTCTCATCTGACGGCCTCTCTTTCCACACTTCAATTACGGCCGCAAGTAATGGAGCCGTAGCTCTAAACACTTGGTATAACGTAGTCGCTTGGTATCAGTCTGGAGCCGCAGCTCATCTTGGAATAGCAGTCAATCAATCTGTTAATACTGCAAATTATACAGGTGGAATAAGAACAGGCTCTGCAGCATTTGTCATAGGAGCTAACTCGTCTTCAATAACCTCAGACGCCTCTTTCTTCATGGACGGTCGCATAGATGAAGTAGGATTCTGGAAACAAGCCTTATCAGCGAATGAACGCTCAGATATGTATGGAGGCGGTTCTGGGAACACATTCACTTCATTGCAGGGTCGGTTTACATGGGCAAATTATGACTTCGGGGCTTCTACTACACGCTGGGTTACAGTAGCCGCAGGTACAGGCATTTATGCCTCTTCAAATCTATGTGTTACGTTTTTAACAGTAGCAACCAGCCGAACACAGAATTACCAATCTTTTGAACGCTCCAAGAATGTTCTGGTAGCTTGCTCGGATGCCTACGACCAAACTCTTTATTGGGCAGGTTCTGCGGGGACATTCTTTGTAGCATTAGCTCTTAACTCGGCTCCTAAAGCCAAGTTCGCCCAGAATCATCAGGGTTTCTTAATCCTCATGAATTCTCAAGACAGTAACAACACATTGAGCAAGAGACGTTTCAGCTATGTTGACGAGTCTCTCCAACTTACCTCTACATGGGCAGACTACTTTGACCTTCCCTCTACTGCCGATGACGAGATAACAGGCTCATTCATTCTAAACCGCACTCTCTACGTCTCCACCAAATACCGCATCTATCGTGTCTCCTATGTCGGAGGCAACCCAGACTGGTCATACCAAGTAGTCGCCTACTGGGGCTATGTGCCTCGTACTATCCAAAGAGCTTCTATCGAGGGCGGTGAGGTAGCCATTGGTCTTGACTGGTCTCGCCGTATCAGAATATTCGACGGCGTTAAGGACACCATAGTTTCTGACAACATTGAAGATGATAACGGCCTTTGTGACTTTGCTACTGATAAAATATCTTATGCAGGATCAGGTCTTATTATCTCACATTCAATCATAGACCCTCTCGAACAGGAATACCGCCTCAATGTAGCCATAGGAGAGAACTCAACTCAAACTACCCATGCCATTGTTCTAAACCTTCGCTCTTTGGCTATGTACCCCTATTCTAACCAGGGCTACCAATGTATGTGCATAGCTGAATCGGCGGGCCGTCAATATCTATTAGCTGGTGATCGTTCTGGTCGTGTACATATTTTAAACACAGGAAACACAGACGTATCAACACCTATTGATGAGGTTTACGAATCACCATTCATTTTTAGTAAAGTCCCAGGATTAGTACAGAAGTCAAACAAGATAGACATGTATTTCGTCAAGGATTCTTCTGGGACTGTTTATTTCCAAGACAGGGCAGATTTTAGCTCGGTGTGGGGTAACAAAGCTTCTCAAATAAATATTGTTCAAACAAATTCTAATCTCCATATTATCCATTCTATCGACATACCTTCCACTCATAATATATATCAATATAAACTTATGTCTTCTTCTTCTACTGCAAATCCTTGGAGACTTACCCATACAGACTTCTTCCTTCAAACAATGGGAGTAGGAAAGGGACAATGAGCAAGGTATCTGATTATTTCTTTACAGACCCAGAGCTAAATGCTTTCAAAGATGAGGTAAGAGATATCTTGAACTATGGCAAGTATCAGAAACAACTTCTAGCTTCTCTACCGAATTGGGCGGCAAGACCAGGCGAGGAAGTCCTATTTGTTCCTTCCTCAGGCGGGACTACAAACTACTTCTACAAAGGTTCGGCCTGGATAAGCTCATGGAGCGTGACCGTATGACATTCGACCAATTAGCCACAGTCTTTATAGCATGGGGTTATTACGTTAGACCTGAACACTATGAAGGGTTCATGACTTACACCGCCAATATGCTTAAGAAGAAACGTGTCATGCTCATCCGCTCTGAAAATGGATTAGACGCTATTATCTTCTTCTTTCTCACAAATGACTACTCCAAACTCTACAAGAAATCCCGCTGGGCTATCCCAGATGACGAGCCGGAAGGTTCCCAAGTTTACATAGACAAAATGATATGTAAGAGATGGACGCACCAGATTCGCCGTCAGGTGCAGGACTCTATTGAGTCTAATTTCCCTAACGTTATGGAGGGCTTCTACCACCGCGCCCCCTACGACAGATGTGTTAGAATTATGAGAAGGAGTGTGCATGCATGAAAAAGTATGAGATACAGTTTCTTAACGATGATGAGTTTAATAGTCTGCCATTTAAGGCAGTAGAGCAGGCAATGGGTGTAGCCGACTCCCATAGCCAAACAGCTTATGTCCGCAAAACAGGCATAATGCCACTTGACCTTTACACAGCGGCTCACGAGCTTGAACATCTTGAAGACTCTGGCTGCTCAGACCATGAGTATTTTGGAGATGGAAGACACTACTTCTTAAAGGCCGCTTTTCCAGCTATTCTTGGGGCGGTTGGCAGCTCCCTTGTTGGTGCTGGGATGAACAAGCTATTAGCACCCAAGCCTCAACAGCAACAAGCCCAGCCTCAAGTTATGCCTACTCAGTCCGCAGCCCTTAACCAATTCGGAGGTTCTAAACCAAATATCATAGCTCCACAAGCAGCCTCTATGGGTGGCGGCAACGGGATGGTAAGCCAAAATACACCTGTCAATGAACTTCTCAAAAAGAACAAAGGCAACTACTCAGGAGGGATGATGTAATGAAATACAAACTAGAGTTCTTAGACGACCAGGCGTTTGACAGTCTCCCATACAAAGATGTCCACACCTCTCTTGGGTTGGCTGATTCCAACACTCGAACGGCTTATGTGCGTAGGACAGGTATCAACGCCATTGACCTATTTACCGCTGCTCATGAACTTGAACACTTGGAAGAAGGCCGACATGGGGCAGATTCACACCATGAGAAGTATGCTGATGGGGTTTACTACAAAGACTTGATGGAAGTCTTCACGGGTCCAAAACAGCAACCTCAACAGCAACAAGCTCCTAGCATTCAACCATCTATGTCTCCAATGTCTCAGAGTCCTAACGTGGTAGCGGGCGGAGGTGGTATGGGCGGTCAAGTAAGTGGAGGTCTCCCAGGCGGCGATACCATCCAGAAACTAAAAGGCTTCTTCTCTGGGCGGTCTCCTCAAGGAGGGATGTAATGAGATACGAGCTAACCTTCTTAGATGATAAGGAGTTTGAGTCACTACCTTATCTCGACACCCAGACTTCTTTAGGGCTTGCCGACACCAAGAAAGGTAAAGCTTATGTCCGGCGCACAGGAGTCAAGGCCGTAGATGTATTCACGGCCATGCACGAGCTTGAGCACTTAGAAGGTGACAAGCTAGGTGAGCATGACCGCTATGGTAATGGGGTCTATTACAAAGACTTTGGATCAGCTTTGTCTGGTGCTGCAAACTCTGCTATGGGTGGTCTTGGTTCAGCAGCTAATCTTATAGGCTCTAGTATTGGAGGAGCCGCAAAGAGCATAGGTGGGGCTGCTAATTCAGTAGGAAGTTTTATATCTAATCCACTTCAAGCTTTCCAACCAGGAAAGGCTCCTGTGTCTAGTATGGCAAATGCAGTAGCTTCTGGCAGCCAGACTCCTGGGAGTTCTTCAAGTATTTATCCTGGAGTAATGGGTTTAAGCGGAGCCTTGAATGCAACTCAACCTAATTTGTCAGGGCCATTTAGTTCAAAGCTAGGAGCTTCTGGTCTTCTCTCTTCCCCACAAATTAAATTGCCAAGTTCATCAACTTCAATGTCTCTTACACCATCAGCCTCTACTCAGACTGCCCAACCACAGGCACCTCAAGGCCAAGGCGGTCTAGGTGGTATGCTTGGTGGTGTAGGAATGGACTTACTTAAACAAGCTGGAGGTGGTTTGCTCTCTAAGTTTGTAGGTAGTTCAGGACCCCAAGGTGGTGGAGCAAGACTTCCTGATATGAGTGGTCTTGAATCAGTCCAAGCATTCAAGAACTACGACCTACGTGGTCAAATGAACCAACTTGACCCAGGACTTGAATCTGCCATCAACCGTGACTTCGACCAGATGGACCAACAGGAGCAACATGACTTCCAGTCTCGTTGGAAGAACATCCGTCCTGGAGCTGACATCGAATCCGACTCAGTATACAAGCGTGACTATCAGAACCTCCTAGCCGAGCAACAGCAACGCCGTGCGGACGCTATGTCTAAATACCGCTTCGACTATGTTAAGACTCAGCTTGGTATCAACGAGCTAGAAGCCCAAAGGCTCCAGACTCTTGCACAGCTTGATGTTCAAACCATAGCAATTAATACAGGTCTTGAACAAGAGGAAGCCATGCAACTTAAGCAGATGTTCTCTGGAGAAACACAAGCCCAACCTCAAGGAGGTGGGATACTTGATACCCTTCTTAGACCTGCAGTTCAGACAGCAGGTCAGAGGATAGGTGGCTATGTTGGAAATATGTTTTAGGAGGAGATATGGCATTTAATCAATTTGATGTAGCAACTGGATTTAAGACAGGCCGTGATGCGGCTAAGAGTTCCGGCATCTTAGATGCTTTTGAATCAGATAGGAAATATAGGGATGAACTTAGAACTTATGAAAGCAAGAAGAAGATTGATGCCCAGTATGACCCTAAGGGGAAAGGAACAAAGGGAGTTTATTCTTACAATCCATTTACTAAGAAAGTCCAACAGGAAGGTGAAATTCCAGATAATGCTGTATTAAGAAATACACTCACTGAAGAAGATATCGCTGCAAAGTATGGGTTAAGGAATCAATTTGAAAGTCCTACACAAACAGAGGTTCAAAGTAAAATTAATGCAGAAGAACTTGTCGGTAAATCGAGAGAGCTCCAGAGAATTCTTTCGACAGATAAAGATTACTTTGGTGGAATAGGGTCTACTAAGCTTAAAGCAAAAGTTCCTTTTAATGCTTTTGATGAGAAAGCTCAAAGATATGAATTTGTTAGAAAAGATATGGTTGATAGAATTGCTAGGCTTCGTAGTGGTGCTTCAATAAACGAAGAAGAAATGAAGAGGTTGCAACAGCTTCTTCCTGTGACAGGGAGATTCGATAGAGTAGATATCCAAAATCTTCAAGACTTTGAAAGAGAATTTTCTACTTTGGCTCATAGAATTAATAATGGTGTCAAATGGGATGAAGCAAGCCAGAGTTTTGTATCCCCAATTAACCAGAACCCATTTCAGCAAGGTTCTGAAATAGAACAATCAGCTTCTTCTGGCCAACCTCCAGTTGCAGATGACTGGAAATCTAGGGAAGAAACACTTCGTAAAAGATATTCGGGACTCTAATGGCTAGAATAGATGACATTCTAAATGACCCAGACTTCAGGGCTCTTCCACCAGAAAGACAAGATGCTTTCATTGATGAGATGAGGCAGAAAGACTTCGGAAAAATCCCCCCCTCCGAAAATGTCCTCCAGAGAGCGGTAAATATTGGAGGCAAGACAGCCATGTCTACTTTAGGCCAGATGATTCCTGGACAAGACGTGCCTCTCCCATTTTTCACTAAAGCAGCTACAGGTATTGATACTCATGCTCTCCCAACCATGACTTCTGAAGCAAGACAAATGAAAGAGAAGGGTATTGAAGGACTTACTTCTGGAATTAAAAATCCTTTTCTTAGGTTTGGAGCTTCTGTAGGACTAGACCCAGAAACTTATATTGGTGGAGGTGGTGCAGCAAAACAGAGGATTCCCCAAGAAGTTGGAGAAGCCACATCAAAAGGTTTATCATCAGTAATTAAGAAAGTTTCGTCTCTTCCAAAAACAAGCTTTTTCAAAAACCCAGAAAAAGGAAAGAAAATAGCTGAAGAAGCAAATGCTGCAACTGATAAAGTATTTAAATCATTCGATAAAGAATACGATTCAGTTCTAAACAATTCTCCAGAAGTTAAACTTCCAGAAACAGAAGTTTCTAAAGTTCAAGACAGGATTTTAGAACAGGCACAAGGACTTGAAGAAGGCTCTCCAGCCTACAGAGAAATAATGAAATTTGGAGAGAGCCTTTCAAACATGACTGGAAAACAATTACATAATGCAAAACAAGCTCTATTCAAAGCTTCTAAAAGATTAACAGGTGCAGATCGATATGCTATGAGAGAAACTTATCATGCAGCCTCCGATGCTCTTAGTTCACCTGATGTTTATGGAGATGCCTATAAAGCAGTCTCTGGTAAATTTAGAAATTTTATTCAGGATGAGTTTCAGTATGTTGAAGATAATATTATAGACAAGTTTAATAAGCCTACTGAGCAATATCTTACTCAGAAAACTCCTCTCACTTTAAATGAAGAAGAAGCATTTAGAAAACTTGGAGCTAGAGAACAAAATCCTTTCGTGGAAAGAATACAAGGAATTAAAAGAGGGGAAAAGTATAAAAAAGGTATTCCTGTTGTTGGAAGGTTTTTATAATATGTCTTGACAAGTCAAGTCTAATATGTTAGATAGGTATTCCGATGGACAACCTCCTCTCGCTCATCGGCCCGTTCCTCCCTCAACTCTATCTTAGTATTACAGTCTGGATTACTTACGGCTACATCGTCTGGCGTGGAGGCTTTGTCTCTGATGACCTAATGGGCATAGCCGAGTACGACGGTAAGCTCCAAGGCTTCGAGTACGGCATGATATCCCGCTGGGTTCGCTACCACATAGCCGGAGGGCACTTTCCATCAGGCCAACACTTCCTTAATCCTGACGGCTCCAAAGGAGCTACTATCCCCCAAGGTAAGATACCCCTACGTCACCACCTTCTATCAGTCCTAGTCCTTAACCTAGCCGTAGTATTCCTCTACCCATTCCTCTCGGTTATAGCTGGAGAGAAGGTTGCCTTCTTATCTCTAATCCTCTTCACAGTCCACCCTGTCCTAACCCAAGCAGTAGCGTGGTGCTCAGGGCTGGGCTACCCACTATGCCTCATGTGGATGGCTCTATCATTCAACCTAGTGCTCCACTATCAGTCCATCCAAGCTCCCTCAATAGAACAAACAGTTCTCTGGTCTGGCCTATTCCTTATTCTCCAATTCCTAGCCATCAATGCCCTCTTTGTCGGACTCATGGCGTTTCCAATCCTTCTCTTCATAGGAGCCCCATACTTCGCCATTCTCTCTGTCATAGTCTCCATAGTTTTAGGACTTCAAATTGTTAGAGACACCATCAAGTACCGCAAGAAAGCCTTTGAAGAACAGGCTATGGGCAAGTCAACATTTGTGAAGCCTCGTAAGCTGATTGTGGCTCTAAAGACCCTAGCCTACTATATCTACCTTATTATCTTCCCCTCCCGCATGGGTCTCTACCACGAATGGGGCTACCACTATGACGATAAGGCAGAGCGTGAGGATTGGAGACTCATTGTTGGAATAGCCATAGCCTCTGGAATGGCTTATATCTTCTTTGGCCCTTTCAGCCCCACCCTCAAGTTCTCAGTCCTATGGTTTAGCTCATTCCTCTTTATCTTCTTAAACTGGATAACCATTCAACAGTTTGTGACGGAACGATACGTCATGATACCAGTCCTGGGTTTCTGCGTAGCAGTCTGCTACTTCCTCCAAGACTACCCTGTAATCTATGCCCTCGTCATTGGTCTCTTTCTCATGCGGACTTGGACACATCTCCCTACCTACCGCAACGAGCTAACCTTCTACCTCTCAAACGTCTGGAACTTTGGGCGTTCAGAAGTTGCTCATGGGAACCTCGGTGTTACCTACCTCCGCATAGGTCAGATAGGAAAAGCCCTAGATACTTGGCATGAGGCTATCCGCATCAACCCAGAGTACGATGTTCCCTATTACAACATCTTCTCCCATTACCGTGGCAACGCCATGATGAAGCTTCAACACGGGGAATACCAAGAAGCTATGAGCCTCTTGAACCAAGGACTCCCCTATATCCAGAAGTGTGTCTCATGCAAGATATGCCACATGAAGGAACTCTGGACTAAGGAATACAATGAAATCAAGTCATGGGTCGAGAACCCGATGAACCTAATCCTGCAGGAAGAAAAACGCCAGATTGACCTCCAAACCAAGCTTATGAAAGAACACAATGAATCACAAGACCCGAAACGCCGTCATGACATCAACCTGTCCCTCGTTGACATAGCCAACCGTCTGAAGCACATCGGAGAAATAAAATCGCAAAACCAAAAGTCCTCATCACAGGTGGCGATGGCTTCATCGGCTCCCACCTTGCCAAACTCTTCCCCGACGCCGATATCCTAGATTTAAAGAATGGTGATGATATCAGGGAGTCACTTCCTGATAGAGATTACACCCACATCTTCCACCTAGCCGCCAAACGATCTATTCCTCTCGGCGAGAAGTCTCCAAGAGAGTTCATTGATACAAACTGCTTTGGCACATGGAACTTGCTTAAGAAATACCCAGACTCCCGAATCATCTTCGCTTCCTCTAGCTCTGTCAACAAGCCCCAGAGCATCTACGCCTTCACTAAGAAATGGGGCGAGGACATAGGAGCCTTTCACAAGAACTGGGTCAATGTACGCTTCTACAATGTCTTTGGAGAGAATCAACCAGAGGACTCAGGGGCTCTTGTTCCACACCTTATCATGTCTAAAATTAGGGGCGAGCAACCTACAATCTTTGGGAACGGCCAACAGATGAGAGACTTCACCTATGTAGGGGATATAGTCGAGTGGCTTAACGAACTAGCCTTTAGACGTATCAGCGGTCTAGTCCACTTGGGCTACGCTTTCCCTTGCTCGGTAAACGACATGGGACGCATGGTGTTTGGACAAGACTATGACCCTCATTACTACCCCAGACGTTCATTCGACATTGAACACAACGAAGCCCCTTCTTCTGACTTTCCACCTGTCTATGGGCGTAGAGAAGGTATGCAGAAAACAATAGAGTGGTATGAGAATACTTACACCCGAAACAGTTAATAAGAACAACAAGAGAACGCTTACTCAGTTATTCACGGCTGATATTAAGCAGGTCAATACATACTCAGTCACTCGTGGGGCTATACTAGGCAACCACTACCATAAGGAAACATACGAATACTTCTATATCACTAAAGGCAGTTTCTTAATGCAGTCAAAGGACAAGCAAGGAGTTTTGATAGAGAAGGTAATAGGCCCAGGCTCACTCTTTGTCATCGAGCCATACACTGTCCACACAATAGAATCTCTATCAAAGGATGGCCAATTCATGACATTCTTAACCAAAGAGTTTAAACAGGAGAGCCCAGATATTTATGTCTAAGAAAGCACTTGTGACTGGCTACACAGGCCAGGACGGAAGTTACATGGCTGACCTGCTTATTTCAAAAGGTTATGAAGTCTACGGCCTAGTACGCCGTTCAGCATCCCCAAACCATTGGCGCATTAAACATCTCGAAGGAAAGGTTAATATAGTCTATGGTGATCTAAACGACCAATCCTCTCTCGACAACGCAATACGAACTATCCACCCAGATGAGGTCTATAATCTTGGCGCACAGTCCTTTGTTCAATACTCTTTCCAAGCTCCCCTTGCAACGATTGAAGCAAGTGGAGTCGGCGTTATCAAACTATTGGAGGCGGTTAAAAACAACCACAAGGAAGCCCGCATATTCCAAGCGTCCACGTCCGAAATGTTTGGAAAAGTAAGGGAGACTCCTCAGAAAGAAACCACTCACTTCTACCCACGCTCACCGTATGGCTGTGCAAAGGCTATGGCTCATTACGCCTGTGTCAACTACCGTGAAGCTTACGGTATGCACATCTCATGCGGCATTATGTTCAACCACGAGTCCCCTCGTAGAGGAGAAGAATTTGTCACACGAAAAATCACCAAAGGTATCGCAGAATTCAAAAAAAGCGGTAAAAAGCTTTCTCTTGGCAACCTCAACGCTTCAAGAGATTGGGGCCATGCCGCTTCTTACATGCTTGGGGCCTGGCTTATGCTCCAGCAGGATAAACCAGATGACTACGTTCTATCCACTGGTGAAACTCACACTGTCAAAGAGTGGCTTGAAGCCACCTGTGAAGTTGCGGGGGTGGATTTCTGGGAGGTCTATACCCAAAATCCAGCGTTCGAGCGTCAAGCTGAAGTAGATTACTTGAAGGGTGACTCAACCAAAGCAAGGAAAGTCTTAGGCTGGAATTCTGGCCCAAGCTTTAAAGAAATCGTTGAGGAGATGGTGAAGGCTGATGAAGCTCTCATTGGTAATCCCAGCCAAGTCTAAAGACGACCCAAAACTAGCCGAGCTTCTTAGGTCTATAGAAGCCCAGGACTTTCCGAAGGAAGATATGGAAGTATTGGTTATCACAGAAGGGACCTCGGAGTCTGCTAAGGCTATTGGAATCCGCAAGGCTAAGGGTGAGGTGATTGGGATATTGGCGAGTGATAATGAGCTAGTCTATACTGATTTTATTTCTCAAATAATGAATCTATTTCCAGTTAATGATGCGGTATGGCCAGAGTATTATTTTCGTCATCTAGGCGATGATGCTTTGAACAGATATTTTGCTCTTATTGGTGGGAACGATTCTCTTTGTTTTTATATGGGCAAAAACGATAAAAAATCTCATCTAGATATAGTTGAAAGAAAATTTCCATTTAAAGTTAAATGTAATAAATCATATGGAGATAATGGATTCTTTATAAAAAAGGAAGTTATTTGCAGAACCGATTTAGACAATTATTACCATGTAGATAACGCAAATGAAGCTATTGCTGATAGAAGAACAGCATCTATTGGATTTGCAATCTGGCATAAGACAGGCGGCAACATCTTCTCCTTCTTCCGTAAACGCTACCGCTACGGCCTCCAACACGCCTTTAATAAGAACCGTCGCTGGCACTTAGTAGACTTCAGACAACCTAAAGATATCGTGAGGCTAATATGGTTTGTAATATGTTCAGTCACTCTTGTCGAGCCACTAATTCTATCATTCAGAGGCTTTCTGAAGATAAGGGATGTAGCTTGGTTCTTACACCCTGTGGTTTGTTTGATGACTCTTACAACGTACAGCCTCTTAGTGATACGCCTAGGGCTATCCCGTTTGTTTCCATCGTCATCTGCACCTATGGCCGCCCAGAAAGCCTAAATGAAACACTTATCTCTCTCACAAAACAAACTTTCAAAGATTTTGAAATCCTACTCATCACTGAAAAAGGGAACCTATCGGAGCTCCGGCAACGTGGCCTTAGATGTTCAGGAGGAGATATTGTTTCATTTATTGACGATGACGTTTATTGCCCGCCAACTTGGTTGGAAGGTGTCGTTGCGGGTTTCAGGGAAGGAGTTGTAGGTGTATCGGGGCCAACTGTTGTACCGCACTCCCATCTATCTAACCGAGATATATTCCGCTGGAGACGGCTCAAGAACCTATACGATTTCCTATTCCTTGATGGGAATCAAGAAGTCCCTGGATACCTTTCAAGTTGTGGTGCGCCCTCAACGGCTTCAAATTATCCAAACGGTCGAATTACCTGTACACCGCATTACCTCGAAGCATGCAACATGTCAGTTAAAAAAAATGATGCCATTACTGTTGGAGGATTTGAAGGATGTTTTATCTCTACTTCGGAGTGGTGCGAGGTTGATTTGGCGCTCAAGCTCAGGTCAAAAGGTAAACTTGTCTACTCAAAGGATGCTTACCTCAACCATAAGCCGAGCAAGGCAGGTATCTATAAGAGCCGACTTTCAACGAAGCATAGGTGGAAGAACTTCATGTACTTCCAAAAAAAGTGGATAAAGCCAAGCCTAAAAACCTATATCTATCGGGGATTCATATGGACTTACCTAAAGATGAAAAATCTGCAAATGATATGACCAAAAGTGGGAGGTATTGCCCGAATGACCAAGAAGAGCTCGAAAAAGTCTCAGGTGAAATCAGGTACACATGTCATTGGTGCGGAGCAGTGTACGAAATCGACGAGCATGGGAACATCGTCATCACCCACTTTGAAGGTTTTAAATGATAGGGTTCTTATTGAGCCTGAGAAGGACTTGAAGCTGGAGGGGGCCTCGGAGGAAGTCATTGAGGCTTTAAAGACCGACAAGCTCTATATCCCAGACGCCTATGAGAACTTCTATCTGAAGCGTCCAACATGGGGCAAAATTGTCTCGTGGGGAGATAAGTGCAAGTACAAGTGGGAAGTAGGACAAAAGGTTGCTTTTGCTCGTGATGGGTGGGCCAAGCTAACCTTTCAGAATAAGGAATATCTAGTGTTTACAGAGAGCCAGCTTAATGCGACTATCGGTTGACCCAAAGCCTCTAGGGGCTTTCATAGAGTACACCCTTAAGCCCATCCTAGACACCCTGCGGGAACTCCTTGAGAAGCTTGAGATTCATGGCCTCAAGGCTGAGAGGTTACTAGGCTACCTCCTAGCCATCTACATCATAGACTTCTTTAAGCAACTCATCATCACCTGTATTGTCACAGGAGCAGTATGCTACACGGCACTAAGAATACTCTCATATTACCCAAATATAGCTCAATAAAAGAGCACGAGGGCAAAGGTAACTGGGCTCTTTGGAAATACTACGTTCCACCTTTCTCATTTTTCTACCAGAAGAAACTTAAGATGATATTAGACCTGATGGATTCAAACCATACCTATCACAACATCCTAGACTTTGGATCAGGCCCAGGAATATTCACTCCATCACTTAAGAAGAAAGCCATCTTTGTAGTCTCTAAGGATAAGAACGACCATATCAGCGAGAAGTGGTACTTCTCAGCAATAGTGTGTGCAAGTGTGCTGGAGTTCTGTGAGTTGTCTCATACCATTAAACTTCTCCGCTCTATTACTAAGCCTCAAGGCCGATTATTCGTGGCCTCCCCAATGAAGTCGAGGTGGTCTAGCCTCTACTTTGACGCAATAGGAGATAAGAACCTCCGTAACTCTGATTCAGATATTGTTGAGGCTATCTCAAAGCACTACGTCATTGAAGAATACAAAGAATGGCGAGGATTATACTTTGCTCTGAGAGCGAGGCCGAAATGAAAGATTTGACAGTAGTAATCCCATGCTATAAAGAAAACCCAGAAATAGTTCTAGGTTTAATATGTGAAATAAAGCTTCTAGGGGCAGAAGTCATTGTAGTTGATGATGGGGGTCATCTTGATATTCCGTATGACCTAGAACATTACATCATAAGAAACCCTGTGAATATGGGCTATGGGTATTCCTTGAAGCGTGGGATAAGAGAAGCTTCTACTCCGTATGTTTGTACAATGGACGGAGATGGTCAACACTCTGTAGATGACGTGGTAAAACTCTACAAAACTTTTAAGCTCATAGATAACTGTTCCATGATAGTTGGTTGTAGATGGAGTATTAAGGACAGCCCGCTTAGATGGATAGCAAGAAAAGCCATCAACTTCGTGGCTTGCTTAGTAGCCAGACACTACCTTATCGACCTGAATAGCGGGATGAGGATATTTAAGCGTCAACTCGCCATAGACTATGAACCCATCCTTTGCGATACTTTCTCCTTCACCACCTCCCTAACTCTCTGCATGGTCGTAGACAGATGCAAAGTAGCCTGGTTCCCGATAGACGTAAAACCAAGAGCTTATGGAAACTCCAAAGTCAAACTTCTGCAACACGGCCTTATTACTCTTTGGTACATCATCTATATCGGGGGTGCATTACGGACACGCAGACTCAGAGCCAAGCTCAGACATATACTTGGACGATAGATTGTGAAAGTGACTGGGGCGGTCGTACAGAGACCACTCTAGGCGTCCAACAAGGATTACCTTTTATTCTCGAAGTATTCCGTGAGAACAAGGTAAAGGGCCTATTCTTTGTCTCAAGCGAGCTTATGAAGAATCATAGATTTGAAATAGATATGATTAAAGACAAGGGGCATGAAATAGGCTCGCATGGGCACTTTCACTTTATCTACAAAGACCCTTGGAGGGCCAAGCAAGACAGGGAAATCTCTATGGCAGTCCTAGACAAGTACAAGCCTGTCCATTACAGAGCCCCTAAGTTCTCCTACGACGATGGCGGGGCATACGCCAACCCAAATAACCACATTGGCCTCCTTAAATCTCTCTGGACAGGTCTTAGGCCACGCCAAGACGCCATCTACTACCTCCACCCATTTGACCTTGTAGAATCCAAGAACCCTCCGAACCTCTTCTGCCGTATGTGGTATTCTAGGAGTAAGGACGCAAGGAGGCATTTTGCCAACCTTGTCCAACAATACCCTGGAAAGGTGAGATTATGAAGGTATGCCTAATCAACGTTCCAAACACGTTTGAATTGGTCGGAAACGACCCTGTAATCATTAAAGACCAACAGGGGGTGTACCCACCTCTTGGAATCCTCTACATTGCCGCCTGCCTCAAGGCCAAAGACTACGAAGTAAAGGTCATAGATGCACAAGCCTCCGGCCAGACTCATGCCGAAGTAGCCGAAGAAGTCGCCCAATGGAAACCCCATGTAGTTGGGCTAACCGCAATGACCTTTACTCTCGTAGATGTAAAACTCACCATACAGGAGATTCGTAAACGTGTTTCAACCAAGATTATCATCGGTGGCCCTCATACGGCGATCTATCCAGATGAGTGCTTCGAGAAGGGTGGCCTCGATGCCGACTACGTTATCGTCGGGGAAGGGGAAATCACCCTCGACCGCCTCTGTAAAGATATCGAAATGGGCAAAGCCAAAGACCGTATCTACCGCCAAGAAGCGTTCATCCAAGACTTAAATGAGCTACCATTCCCCGCTCGTGAGCTTACGAATATTGATAAGTATTACTCTGTACTTTCTAGTGATACTCCTACTACTACTGCTTTTTCTTCTCGTGGCTGTCCTTTCTCCTGTGCTTATTGTGACCGTCCGGCTCTTGGAAAAGGCTTCAGGGCTATGGACGCCTCCAGGGTCGCAGATGAGATGGAATGGTGTCAGACCCATGGCATCAAGGAAATCTTCTTCTATGATGACACCTTCTCAGTCTCAATGAAGCGTGTGCAGTCTATCTGTGATGAGGTAAAGAGACGCCAGATTAAGATTAAGTGGGATGTCAGAACTCGTGTCAATGTTGTGAATGAGGAGCTTCTTAAGTCCATGAAGGAAGCGGGATGTGAACGCATCCACTTTGGCGTGGAAACAGGTAATCCAAGAGTCGTAAAGGAGCTCCAGAAGGGAACCTCCATCGAGCAGGTCGAGCGAGCCTTCGACCTCTGTAAGAAATACAAGATTAAGACTCTTGCCTATTTCATGATGGGGAATCCTACTGAGACAATGGAGGATGTAAAGGATACCTTGAGGCTCTCTCAGCGCATTAAGCCTGACTTCATGCAGATGACCATTCTTTCTCCTTTTCCGGCCACTCAGATATACCTGAGAGCTTTGCAGGAGGGAGTTGTGACAGGAGACCCATGGAGAGACTACGCTAGGCGTATTAATGACGACTTCAGGCCACCTTTGTGGGACGACATTTATTCCCGCCCAGAACTTGAGAAGCATCTTCGGTGGTTCTATGGCAAGTTCTACCTTCAACCAAAGTTCGTGTTTGACCGAGTAAAAGAGGTGAGAAACTTTGGGCAGTTTAAGCGGTATGCTTCGGCTGGTGTGTCACTGCTTAAGATGACGATGATTCCAGAAAGTAAAATGCAAGACTCTTGGAGAACAAGAACTGAAACAGGAGTGGCTTCAAGTGCTTTACCTGAGACTGCTGTTAATATAAATTAGGAGATTAAATTGCATATAAATAGCAAAGGTAAAATTAGTTACTATAATCCTGATTATGCTAAAAATTATTATTTAGTAAATAGAGAAAGATTTAGGACTTATTACAAAGCCAGATATAAAGATTCTGAATATTCAAATAAGATTAAGACTACACGAGAATTAGCAATTAAAGAATTAAAAGATTTTATATTCAAAACTTTAGGAAGAAAATGTTGTTATTGTGGTTTTGAAGATGAAAGAGCTTTACAAATAGACCATATAAATAGTGATGGTTACTTAGAAAAAAGAGCACATGGAAGAAGACCAACTAATTACTATAAAATAGCAAAATCTATAAAAAATAAAGAAGATAAGTTTCAAATCCTATGTGCCAATTGTAATTGGATTAAAAGAGTTAAAAATATTGAATATAAAAAGAGGTCAATAGATGATAACAAAATATGCATCAAAGATAAGCCGGAACTTACCTACTTTAGTATTCAAAATGGGGAGCCAAGCGTACATTGACAAAACATTCCCACGCCACATTTTTATCGAAACGACAGCAAACTGCCAGCTCTCCTGTTCGTATTGTCCCAGGGAAAAACGCCAAGACAACATGGATTTTTCCCTCTTCAAGTCTATCGTGGACGAATGTAACGAACACGGGCCAAGAAGTTTCTCACTTCACCTATTCGGCGAACCACTCTTGTACCCCGACATCTTGGAAGCAATCGGATATATTAAGAAGAAAGACAAGCGACATACAGTCCTTCTTACAACGAATGGAATCTTACTTAACAAGTTCGCAGACTCCCTTGTGGCACTCGGAGTGGACAGAATCATATGGAGCTACAGGAAGAACAACTTTAACGATAACACTAGACGGGTACTCAAGAAGGTCGGACTCATCAGACTGCTCGTTGAAGAGACGCCGAAAGATGAGTTCGAGAAGTGGAAAACCTTCCCAAGGGTGGAAATAAAGCATCTGCATAACTATGGAGGAGCAATTGACACGTCAAAATGGGGATTGGATAACTCGAATGAAATGGTGGCAAGTAGTGCTCGTTACCCCTGTTATCACTTGTGGCTTGCTCCTGCTATCCGCTGGAATGGTGATATTACTATCTGTTGCAACGACCCTTCTGGAAGGGAGACCATTGGTAACTGCTTTCGTGGTGATAGGATTTATGACGTTTGGAACTCTAGCGTTTTGGAAAGCATTCGACTTTCACACCTAAAAGGTGAATACAAAGGTCTCTGTAAAGACTGTAACGTGTGGAAGACTTACCCCAACATGTTCTTCGGCTGGCAATGTAAACATGTGTAAAAAGCATTGTTGGTGGAAAATAAGTTCTGGATGGATAAAAATGGTATGTCGAAACAAACATCACCATACACGCTTTTACGGTCTCGATACTACATTAATTGGTAAAACTATATGTGTAAAATGTGGACATGAAAAAGAAGCTGCTAGGAATTAGTCTCTTAATCCTCGGAGTAATCGGAATAGTCACTCCTTTTACTCCATGGGGGATTCCTTGTCTCCTAGGCGCAGCCTCAATATTCGGATGGAAATGGAAAAAGAAGTCACAATCCTCATCTTAGCTCACTTCCTCTTTTTCTGGCGAACCTACTTTAAGCCTATGGACTTCGCTAGATCAGAATTACTCTCAACCTTCTTTCCCTCTTGGATATGGCAAGGGCGTCAGATAAGACAGTTTAAATCATGGAAGTATGACCCATACTACTGGCTCAACTTTCACTCTCACCCGGTGCTGTCCTCCTATTACCCTATCCATGTTCTCTCAGCGTGGATAGGGTCCTTCCTAAGCCTGGACAATGCTTTTAAACTGCTTCTCTGGTCGGTGAGACTCCACCACCTTGTTACCTCAATAGC